GTTGGTGAGTGGACAAGCATTGAAATGGATGATGAAGGCATGAGCGCAAGTGGTCGCTTATTTCTGAACACTACTGCTGGCTCAGACCTGTATCAAGTAATGAGCGAGTCACCCAACATGTTTGGCGGTGTCTCTGTTGGCGCTTATGCTGATGAATATCAATGGGTCAAAGAAGGTGGTGAAGTATTCCCCGCTGGTTCTGGTGACTATTACGACGACGGTTACTTCCAAATCACTAAAGGTGGTTTGCGCGAGACTAGCGTTGTCATGTATCCAAATAATCCAAAAGCAGAAGTTAAGAAGCTGGAATATTTCCGCGCTGACGGCTCTGCTGATTTAAAAGTTTTGGAAGAAGCCTTGCGGGATGCTGGGTTGTCCAAGAGCGATGCGGTCGCTGCCGCATCAACATTCAAGAAAGTGCTGGAACAGCGTGATGCTGAAACAGAGGCCCTTGATATTGCGCCTCAACAGAGTGATTCTGATGTGGAAGCGACCGAAGCAGAAATTCTCGCTGCTCTTGAGCAACGCGAACTTCTTAAACTCCTTGACAAACGACTTAAAGGTTAATCATGTCACAAGTAATTCTTGAAAAATTGGACGCTATCGAAGCTAAACAAGCTGAGAGCGTTGCGGCTGTTGAGGCCAAAATCCCCGCTGCTGTTGAAGCTGTTAAAGCTGAATTCAGCGAAATGGTTGCTGCTCTGGAAGCTAAAGTGTCTTCTATCGAAGCTCCTGCTTTGCACAAGCCTGTCGCCAAGACTGTTCGCCAAGATGTGAACCGTTCTGTGCGTGAGCAACTGTCTACTTTCTACAAAGGTAACAACCGTGTAGAAAAAGAACTGCAAGTGTTTGCTGACGAATCACAAATGCAAGCTTACCTGAACGAAGCTTCTGCTTTGACAGGTTCTGGTAACAACCAAGGTGGTCGCACAGCTTACGACCCAGTGTTTGCTGCATTGCGTTTGGCTAATCCTTTGCGCGGTGTTTCACGCACTGTTGCAACCGATGGTTCAAGCTATCAGTTCCGTGTTAAGACCGGCAACGCTGGTGCTGCTTGGGGCTATGGCATTCAGAACAACGGCGCGGCTACAACTGAAGACACATCTATCTGGCAAATCGTTTTGCAAGACTTGAATGTCCAGTTCCCAATCCGTACTGCTGCTTTGGATGACATCGATGGTTTGGAGGCCAATGTCGTTGATGACATGTTGGCAGAATTTGCCCAGAGTGAAGCACTCAGCATGATTCAAAATAACGACCAAGGCTCTACATCATTGCCATACGGTGGTAGCAACGGTTTGCGCGGCCTTGACCAGTACGCTGGTGCTAACAGCACATACGCTGGTGGTACAACTTCTACTGCTGCTTTTGGCTCCTCTGGCACTGGTTCTACCAGCGGCTTGCACAGCTTGGCTACATACGACCAATTGACAACTAACGCTAACACTGTTGGCGCTAACAACATCACATACGCTGATGTGGTCAACTTCGTATACGCTCTCCCGCAACAATATTGGACCGAAAGCGCTAAGTTCGTTATCAGCCCAATCCTGTTGAATGCTATCCGTGCATTGCGCGATGACAATGGCGCTCCTATCTTCAATCGTAACGAAGGTTTGTCTGTTGACGGTATCGTTGGCAACTTGCTGGGCTTTGATGTTGTTGTGAACAAGTATTGCGATACTCCTTCACAAGCTACAACTGGTTCTGCTGGCACATCTAGCTTGTACCCAATGTACTTCGCTGACTGGAGCCGCTTCCACACCATCATTGACAGATTGAACATGGTTATGCGCCGTTATGACCAGACATTGCCCGGTTACATCACCTTCTTCGGTGAGAAGCGTTTGGCAACATCTGTGCGTGACCCTAACGCTGGCGTTCGCTACCGTTCTACAGGTACTGCAACCTGATGAAATGGAGGGGGGTAATCTCCCCCTCCTTTTTGTGCCAATAATTTAGGAAATAGCCATGACCATCACTGAAAAAATTCTCTCTGGAATCAAACAGGCCATTACCGAAGGCGGCAAAGTCACCATCGACCTGAAAGAAGCCTCTGCACTCACTGGCTCTGGTTCTGGTGTTGGTGGTCGCGTGGTTTTCGATGAAGCTTTCGCAGCATTGCGTTACGCAAACCCATTCCGCTTGGGCGCTCGTATTATTCCAGCGCCCGGCTCTGATATGCAGTTCGTTGCTAAAACTGGTAACGCGACATATCAAACAAACCCTTGGGGCTATCCTGTTCAAAACGACACAGGTACTCCCGGAACCAACACAAGCTTCTGGCAACTGCCTGTTCGCGTTGTGACTGCTCAATTGCCAATTCGTTCTGCTGTTATGTCAGATGTGAATGGTTTGGAAGCTTCTATTGTTGAAGACTTGATGCTTGAGTTTGCTCAAGTTGAAGGCGCATCAATGGCAATCAATAGCGACCAAGCTGGTTCTACAACTACATCGACTGGTGCTACATCAGGTTTGCGTGGTTTGGACATGTATGCAAGTGCATCTACTTCTGCTTACGGCACAAGTGGTACAGCAATTACAAATGGCATTCACTCTATCGCTACTGTTGCACAAACAGTTGGTGGCGTGGCATACAACAACATTGTTGATGTTGTGAACGCATTCCCAAGCCAGTACTGGTCTTTGCCCGGTAATGCTTGGCATATCCTGCCATCAATGATTGATTCATTGCGTAGCCTAAAAGATACACAAGGCTTGCCACTGTTCTTGGAAATTGGTGACGAAGATGGCGCTGCTGTAGGCCGCATGTTTGGTTTCCCTGTGATTCCTAACCCATACTTGTCTACTTCATTCCCAATCTACTTGGCTAACTGGCCCCGTTTCTTGACCATTGGCGACAATGAAGAAATGTCCATCCAAATGTTTGAACAAACAAGCCCCGGATTCGTGACTATCTATGCTGAGAAGCGTGTGGTAAGCTCTGTTCGTGACCCATTTGCTGGTGTGCGAATGAGTGCCTAAAAGGGTTAAAAATGGCAGTTGAAAATTATCAGTATGGTTCGCCCTTCGGGGCGCAAACTCGAAACCCGTTCAACTACGAAAAGTTTGAGCAGATTAACCGTGACAACCTTACGGCATGGTTAACTCTTGACGAAATCACTCAGCAAATTAACTTGTATGGGGATGAAAGTCAGGATGCTTATTTAAGTTCATTAGAACTGGCTACAAGGCAAGCAATTGAAGATTACCTAGGTCTGAGTATCTTCAGTGTGACTTATCGCGTCTGGTACGGCACAGCAAGCCTTGCTGCTTCTCCTCTTTGCTTAGATTTGCCTGAAGTTAGCCAAAACCTTTACCCAAGTCAGTCTCCCGTTACGATTGATTCTCTTGGTTATTGGACTGATGCTTTCCCACCTGTATTCACAACAGTGGCGAGTAGCGAGTATTACTATGATAATTCCGGCAATAAAGTCATTGTGTCTTCTTTGCCGACATCAATTAATACTTCGATGACAGCGCCTATTGTGTTGGAATACACAACTGCCGCCAACCCAATCTCAGCTTACCCTGTGATTAAACAAGCTGGCCTCTTGTTGTTTACGCACCTGTATAACAATCGTTCAAACGCCACTGAAGTGAAGTTGAAAGACATCCCATTTGGCGTGACCACATTGCTTCGTGCATACAAACCATTGGTGATGTAATGTCAATCAAACGGTACGAAAACATCATTGTCAATAACTTGGCCTTTGGCGGGTCAACTTTTGGCGAACAAAGCACAACTCAGACTAAATGGTTTGAGACTCGGGCTTTGGTAGGTGATGTTGCCAACAGTGTAAAAATTGCTGACAAGTACCGTTTGTATCAGGACTTGGTGAATTTAACCTTGAACTACACGCCAAACATGAAGCAGATGGTGGACAACCAGAACCTTTATTCAATTACATGGCGTAATGCAAGCTGGCGCATCACTGATGCAAGAGAATCAAACGACCGGATGCGTGTGACTTTCATGTGCTACCGTTCCGACCCTGTTACGGCGGTTTAAATGGCAACACAAAACAATGTCGTTCAGTACGGGCAAGCCATCCAATACCAGTTGGCTAACATTGTTACGCCTGTGCCTGTGTATGCTGCGTTTAACCGTAATTTTGCTACTCAGCCTAAGTTTATTACTTGGATGCTGAGAAATGTGCATCAACCTGTTTATACGGGCCAGACGCAATCTAACAAGGGCATTGACCGCCCTGTTTTCCAAATTTCCATCTTCACCCAGAAGATAGAAGACGGTTTCACAATATCTCAACAGATATTACAATCGTTACACGGTTATAGTGGTATGTTTGGCAACCCTTCGGCTGGCGGTTTTTTTATCGCTAAAGCTGATGTGTACTGGCTTTACAACAACTATAACAACGAAGAAAATGTGGCGCAAATCTTCTTAGATTGCACTATTGATATTCCAGCATAAGACAAATTTCTTAACTCT